CCTATTTTCACATGGTAAAAAGTGGTTTTATTTTGACACTTATATATACAGAAAAAACTGGACCTCTCGACAGCGCCAAATCAAGGCAAAATCGGGTGTATCCTATATGCGGTTTTAAGCGCTTCTAAGCGCATATAGATGCGATATGGGATATGGGGTGCTGACAGGTTGTACGTTGTGTTTGTTCCTATATTGTTCCTGCAAGTAGTGCGTTGTTTTTAAAGGGTTTTTAAAAGAACGAATAGAGAACATCAGGTAAATGTTGTATTTTATCGTTTTTTCGGCGTATATTCTCAGTATTGACCGACAGATAAACAGGATACCCAAACTATGACCGACAAATATTCAGGCCCCAAATTGGTTGCAATCGACGGCGGTAAAACTGATCCGGCAGTTGATTTTAAAGATGAACCAGATTTCGAAAAGAATGATCTCAAAAAACGTGGCCGATATAATCTCACGAACAAACAGCGTTCATTCGTCGCAAATATGCTGGCCGGGGCAGGATCACAAAGTGCCGCATATAAAATAGCTTATGACATTAAAACAATGAGCGATCACGCCGTGGGCGTAGAAGCTAGCCGTTTAATGCGGAACCCTAGCGTGTCACGTGCTTTAACTGCCGGATACAAGCGCCAAGAAGAGCAATCACTGCATTCAGGTGCCAGCCTCCGACTTCTTCTAGAAAAAAAGCTTCTCGATAAAATCGAGACGGCTGACAGCGATGCGAATATATTGAAGGCTATCGATCTGCTTGGCCGATCTGAGAAGGTGGGATATTTCTTGGACAGATCGCAGGATCTAACCGCTGAAGAGTTGAGCGCTGAAGAGGTCAGAGACCAGCTAGAAGAGAAGCTCAAACGTGCATTTGATCAATGATATCAACGACTTAGCTGTTTACTTTACATAATATATGTTATGCGACAAACCTAAATAGCTCAATGATTTCAATGGGTTAGCCGCATCACCTATTCTCTATATATATGACAGGCTCTCGACAGGCTCGCCATGCATTCGGCGCGTAGCTATTTTTCACATAGTAAAATCGAGTTTTGGGGGGTTGTTTTCTGAGGGGATGAGGGTGCCTTGGGTCCTACCCCCCGCCTCCCGTATCCCGGACCCCCCACCCCCCGGATCTGGGGCCGCGTCCACACATGATCTATGTATTACATTCCAGACAGTTTCTGAGCAAAAATTATACAAAAAATTATATAAAATTTATGTGCAACATTTGTACATATCTACTTGACATAAAAATATAAATAGATTTTAATACCATTTTTCCTCGCCGGGGAGTTGGGCGCAAGCCCTTTAGCCCGGATACGGATCAGACGGTGAGTGCCGTGCATAAAAAAACCCCGTCAGTTGGTGGAGATCTTTTATAGCTCTGTATCCCGATTGGGATACGTGAGTTATTCTTTCCGTCTCGCGACCAACGAACTAACTTAGGAGGTATGATATGATTAACACTATTATGATGTGTCTTTCTTTAAACATATACTTTGAAGCACGTAACCAGCCATTGGAGGGACAGATAGCTGTAACAATGGTTGTATTGAACCGAGTTGCTGATCCCAGATACCCCGACAAGATATGTGATGTGGTGTTTCAAGCCGAGAGAGATCCAAACGGGAACGTGATCAGAGACAGGTGCCAATTTAGCTGGTATTGTGACGGCAAGTCTGACCAGCCAACCGACCGAGACGCATTCAGGTGGGCGAATTATGTTGCGTTGGGCGCGATATATGGAACCTACGCTGACCTGACTCGCGGTGCTACGCACTACCACTCTAATACAGTGGCACCTAAATGGGCGGTGGCCGCAGATAAAACCGTCGAGATAGGAGATCATTCGTTCTTTAAATATCAAGGATCTTATTAATATTATTTGACTGCGATATTTACTCCGTTCATAATAAATACTGTCTAAGCAATGTTTATTGGAGATTGTCTTGAGCTTATATGAGAATATGAATAAACGGAAGAAGGCCGGGACTTCTCGGTCTAAATCTAAAACAACTGTATCTAAGTCTGCGTATGCTAATATGCAGAAAGGGTTTCCAACTAGTAAGAAGAAGAAAGGGACTGTTAAGAATGCACGTTGATAAGCTAAAAACCGGGCCTTCCAATGTAGAATACCGCGATAACCATAAGCGTATATATGGAGATGTTAGGAAGCCAAGCGGTCTCACCGCAGAGGAGTCTAGGACACTACGACTGGAACGTCATAAGAACGAGATCCGTCTAGGTAAGAAAGACGCTCAGTATTATGTCGATCACGAGGTGAGGACATCTGCGGACCCGAACTGGCAACCTAAAATGGAAAACTCAAAAGAATACAAGGATGGATGGGATCGAATATTTAACAAGCCATGATGAGTTTGCTGATCACTGCTTATGCCCCGACTGTATGCTGTCGGTGTTAGTTGCCGATCTATTTAATAACCTAAACTGCGATGACGTTGAGATCGTAGACGCGCTTACTCACGCCCTTATAGGTGCTATGTCTATGGCCCCTCCAGAGTACAGAACCTATTTAGTAGAGGAGAGTATTCTTAGGATACGAGTTATGATGGGGGAATACCACGCTTACAATGTAAACGAGGGCTGGGGCTTGGTCCATTGACGGTGTACATGCGCGATGTAGCCTCACGCCAGTGTAGGTGGATTGAGGTAGAACCCAGTAGAGATGCTGTCTGTTGCGGAGATATTACGCACAAGGGATCTTCTTGGTGCAACAAGCATTATGCTAGAGCGTTTAGAGCGCCTCCGCCTCGGACTAAAGCGCAGTTGGGGTCGGGCATTTTTGTGCCTTTCACCGGAAGCCAGAAAAAGTATTGACGCACAAACAGCATACGTATATGCTCCGTGATATGAAAATAAACACGCAGAAGATATGGCGTTGTTGGCCTATAAGGCAAATATCTAAATTAGTAGTCAAGCTCGATGGGTGGCTGTGGCGTAAAATGTGGAGTCAAAGATGACAGAAAAACGCGGCAGTGAAACTTTCTCCGGGTTCAATAAACCTAAGAGGACGCCTAGCCACAAAACTAAGTCACACGCTGTACTGGCTAAGAGTGGCGACAAAACGAAACTAATTAGATTTGGACAGCAGGGCGTAAGCGGCGCTGGTAGCAACCCCAAGACAGCATCCGAAAAAGCACGTAAGAAATCCTTTAAAGCAAGACATAAAAGCAATATAGACAGAGGCAATATGTCTGCGGCTTATTGGGCCGATAAGGTTAAATGGTGATATTTTGACTCCGAGACAAAGACAGTGCTTAGATTTTATCTCAGCGTTCTGGAAAGAGCATAACTACGCCCCTTCCTTCGGCGAGATTGCAGAAGCATTAGATGCCAAGAGCCGTTCTAGTGTAACGCCCCTTGTATCTAAACTTGAGCGGAGGGGATACATCGAGCGGACACCCAACCTTGCCCGGTCTATCCGTGTTGTTAAATCTGATGTTCCCCAAGCGTCAGTTATAAACGATGTACCCCTTCCACTTCCTGAGTCTAACACACCTCCTCAATGGGGTGAAGAGTAATATTATCACTTGATTGGTGTTTAGTTATTAGGCTATCTTTATAAAATGTTACCAGCCCATATTCAAGAATGTTTGGATAGGCTACCGGAATTGCCTATAGATCAACAGCGGGAGATACTCGCGCTGGTGGATAAGCTTGATATAATTCGGGAACGAGACACGGCCAAAGATAGCTTTATATCTTTCGTAAAGAAAGTATGGCCTAGTTTTATAGAAGGCTATCATCATAAGATCATGGCGGAAGCCTTCGAGCGAGTGGCCAGAGGCGAACTCAAACGCCTAATAATCAATATGGCTCCCCGTCACACTAAGAGCGAGTTCGCTTCACATCTATTCCCTGCGTGGTTCTTAGGCCACCATCCATCTAAGTATGTAATACAGGCGTCCAACACTGCTGACTTAGCGGTAGACTTCGGACGTAAAGTCCGGGACACTATAGGTGACAATGCTTTTCAGTCTATATTCCCGGAAGTGGCTGTACATGCTGACGCGGCGGCGGCAGGTAAATGGAAGACAACCGCCAAGGGCGAGTATTTTGCTCTTGGTACGGGTGGAACAATGACAGGCCGTGGCGGTGACTTGATAATAATAGACGATCCTCACAGCGAGCAAGAAGCTAAACAAGCAGAAACAAGGCCAGAAATATATGACAGTGTCTTCGAGTGGTACACTTCTGGACCCCGTCAACGTGTACAACCGGGTGCGGCCATTGTTATAGTTATGACGCGATGGAGTAAACGAGATCTTACGGGACAGGTATTGAAGGCGGCGGCTACAAAAGAGATGGGAGAGGATTGGGAAGTTATAGAGCTTCCGGCTATACTGCCATCCGGGAAACCTATCTGGCCAGAGTACTGGCCGGAAGACGAGATATTAGCTATAAAAGAAGAACTGCCTATTCCTAAATGGATGGCGCAGTATCAGCAACAGCCTACCGCCGAAGAAGGCGCTCTAGTTAAGAGAGAGTGGTGGCAGAGGTGGGAACCTGAAGAACCCCCTTCTTGTGAGTTTATAATTCAATCATGGGATACCGCCTTTGAGAAGACTCAACGGTCTGACTACTCGGCTTGTACTACTTGGGGTGTTTTTTATAGAGAGCATCCAGACACTGGCAAAATGATGCCTAATGTGATACTGTTAGATGCGTTTAGAAAAAGAATGGAGTTTCCAGAGCTTAAAAAGGTAGCTATGGAGATGTACAAAGATTGGTTACCCGAAGCTTTTATCGTGGAGAAGCGAGCTAGTGGAGGCCCTTTGATATATGAACTTAGAGAAATGGGCATACCAGTTAGTGAGTTTACACCAAGCCGAGGTAACGATAAGATAAGTAGAGTTAATGCTGTTTCTGATTTGTTCGCCTCTGGTATAGTGTGGGCGTCTAATCACAAATGGGCAGATGAAGTTATCGAGGAGTTTGCTGAATTTCCAGCAGGAGAGCATGACGATTATGTTGATAGCTCGACACAAGCGTTGTTAAGGTATAGACAAGGTGGTTTTATTAAGACTACGCATGACGAGGAAGAAGATGATACTCAGATCCTCCCGGCAAAGAAATATGAGTTTTATTAGGGGTTATCATGGCAACCAATGTAGATAAGAAATTAATTCCGTCCGATATAGAAGTTGAAGGTAATACCGATATAGAGGTCTCGCTTCCGGGTGATGATTTTGATATGGAAATCGTCGAAGAAGTTGAGACAGACGGATCTGTTATTGTAGACTTCGACCCCGAAGCGACTGCATCCGAAGGCGAAGACGGCCACGGTGAAAATATAGCAGACCTATTGGACGATGAAGTATTAAACTCTATAGGTAGCGAACTCGTCGGAGCATATACAGACGACCGTCGTACTAGAGCGCCTTGGGAGAAAGCATACACTAAAGGTATTTCTCTTCTAGGACTTAATATTGAAGAGCGTAGTCAACCTTGGGCTGGAGCGTCTGGCGTATTTCATCCCATACTGACCGAAGCCGTGATTAAATTCCAAGCTGAAGCTATGGTAGAGACTTTCCCTGCGGCTGGACCAGTATTGACACGCACGATTGGTAAGTCGAGTCCAGAGTTAGACCAGAGGGCCATGCGCGTCCAACGTGATATGAACTATCAGTGTACAGAAGTGATGACGGAGTATCGCGGTGAACATGAGCAAGCTTTATTCCATCTAGCTATTGGTGGATCAATATTTAAAAAGGTGTATTTCGACCATGCTCTGAACAGATACACTTCCAAGTTTGTTATGGCAGATGATTTTGTGGTGTCTTACGGCACTACTGACCTGATTTCTTGTCCTAGATCTACTCATATTATGAAGATGTGGCCTAACGACTTGTTAAAGAACCAGTATTCCGGTTTTTATCGTACAGTTGATGTACCCAAGCCTTCTATTGAGTACACAGACGTGGATAGAAGCGAGGATAAGGCCGCAGGTGTAGCTCCTAGCGCGGAAAAAGACGACAGGCATGAACTATTAGAGATGCACGTAGAGTTTGATATACCCGGCTTTGAAGATCTAGACGAAGAAGGAGAGCCAACAGGCATAGCGCTCCCATACGTAATAACTATAGAGAAAAGCAGTAACATAATCCTGAGTATATACAGAAACTGGGATGAAGATGATGAAGATAAGGTTAAGAATGAGTTCTTTGTACACTATCCGTACTTACCGGGCCTTGGTTTCTACGGCATTGGCTTAGTACACTTACTGGGCGGCATTGCAAAGTCTGCTACTTCGATACTCAGACAGTTAGTGGACGCAGGAACGCTGGCTAACCTACCTGCTGGACTAAAATCTCGCGGATTACGTATAAAAGGAGACAACTCTCCTCTAAGACCCGGCGAATTTAGGGATGTAGACGTTCCGAGCGGATCTATAAAAGACAATATATCTTTTGTTCCTTATAAAGAGCCTTCAACGGTATTGTACCAATTACTCGGTAGTGTTGTTGAAGAAGGTAGGAATATAGCCTCTATAGCTGACTTAAAAGTATCTGATATGAGTAATCAGGCTCCTGTGGGGTCAACATTGGCCATCCTAGAGAGAGGCATGAAGGTTATGTCGGGGGTACATGCTCGTATCCATGCGGCTATGCGTCGAGAGTTTAAGTTACTCGCCAATCTGGTCAGAGAGTATGCACCGGAAGAATATGAGTATGATGTTGACGAGGGTGTTACCCGTATAGCTGATTATGATGATAGAGTTGATATATTTCCGGTGTCTAATCCGAACGCCGCTACAATGGCGCACAGGATAATGAGACATCAGGCCATTCAACAACTAGCTCAGACTGCTCCTCAGATATATGACATGAAAGAATTACACAGAGGAATGCTGTCCGCTATGGGCGAAGAGAACGTAGATAAGATTATTCCTCGTGAAGACGAAATGAAACCTATGGACCCGGTAGCTGAGAACATGGCTATTATAACCGCAGAGCCTGTTAAAGCGCACATGTATCAGGATCACGAGAGTCATATACGTGTACACCTAGCCGCCGCTCAAGATCCCAAGATACAAGAGATAATGTCTCAGTCTCCTGCGGCAAAACAAATAGCCGCCGCTGGTGCCGCACACGTACAAGAACACGTTGCTTTTCAATATCGTCGTGAGATCGAGAAACAACTTGGCGTTCCAATGCCTGAATTTGATAAAGATCTGCCAGCAGAGACAGAAGTGCAGTTGTCTAAGTTAACAGCGGATGCGGCAGAGAAGCTTCTAAAGAAAGATGTAGCAGAAATGCAAGCGGCTAAAAACGCAGAGCAACAGAACGATCCGGTACTTCAACTCCAGAAGATGGACGCCGAGACTAAGCAAGCAGAAGTTCAGCGTAAAGGCATGGCCGATAAATTTAGAGCTATGATTGGTAAAGAACAGATCTCTTCTAAAGAGAAAATAGAAGGCGCTCGTCTAGGAGTAGAAGTCCAGACGGAGTTGATCGATAAACAGATAGAACTCAAGAAGCTTGAGCTTGAGCAAGCAAGGATGGCTTCTCTAGAGAAACAAGCAGGTGCGAAGCTGGGCGTGACAATGTCTACGGCTATAGCAGACGATCAGATTGAGCGTGAGCGTATAGCCGCACAGACAGAGCAAACAGAGCTTCGTGAAGAGACTAACATGAAAAGAACTGAAGATGACTTTCATATAAACGAAGAACGTCTTGCTAATGAACGCATGAGAGATACGCAGAATTTTGCAGGTCGTTTTATAGATATGTTCCGTTCTGGCTCAAAAGATGCACAAAAGTCAGACGAAAACTAAAAAAAAGCTTGGAGAAGTGAACATTGGCTGATAATATTTTAGAAAGTGTCAAAGAACGTATTCGTCGTGAGATGAATACAATTGCAGATGACTTAGCTCTTGGGGGTTGTATGTCTGCGGAGAGCGCAGATATGATTGGAATTAAGTACGCACGAAATGCGGGGGTTATTGAAGGACTGGCAAGAGCCGAACGCGCAATTTTGGATGTACTTGAGGAAACTACAGAACAGGAGAAGCTCGACACATGAGCAAACCAGCCATTAAGATATCAGACAAAGATCTAGAGAAAGCCAAAAAAGCAGTTAAAGATATGCAAGGGCCTAAACTAGTTGAACCAACAGAAGATCAGAAGACCACTCAACTGCCCCAGCCTAGAGGTTGGCGGATGTTGATAGCCATTCCAGAGGCCGAAGAGAAGACCGCAGGAGGTATTCTCAAGGCAGATATTACCAAAGATATAGAGAATACATCTACGGTTATTGGATTGGTTCTTGAGATGGGTAGTGAATGCTACGCAGATACAGATCGTTTTGGGGACGAACCTTGGTGTAAAACTGGGGATTTTGTATTAATCGGAGCCTATAAAGGGGTTCGTTTTAGAATACACGGCAAGGAATTTCGCATCATCAATGATGATACCGTTCAAGCAGTCGTGGATGATCCGCGTGGATATACGAGGGCATAATGGATAACACAGCAGAAGCAGAGTATGAAGCCCCAAGTCCTCTTCCGGAGCCGGAAGAAGATTCGGAAATTGAAATAGAAGTTCTTGATGACACGCCAGAAGAAGATGTGCGAGCCGCACGTCCTGCCGCTGATCGTGTAGATCCTGACAGTGAAGAGTTTGAACAGGAGATACAGGACTATTCAGACAACGCGCAAAAGCGTATAAAAGCTGTTAAGTTTGAGTTTCACGAAGAGCGTAGAGCAAAAGAGAGCGCCCTACGGCAGTCTGACGAAGCGATAAAGTACGCAGAACAGGTTGCTCGCGACAATGCGGCCCTCAAACAGTCCCTGCAAGATAGTAATTCTGTACTGGTTGAACAGTACGGAGCTAGGACAGATGCAGAGCTTGAGAAAGCTCGCTCTGATTTTAAAGAGGCATATGAGGGCGGCGAGACTGATGCTCTTTTAGAAGCTCAAGAGACCATAGCTAGGTTACAGGCAGAGCGCGTTGGAACAATGCGTCATCAGCCTGTAGCACCAGTTCATGACGTAGCAACGCCGACTGCGCCTCCACAGCAGACAGGCACCCCCGATGTCAGATCAACCCAGTGGTTGCGAGAAAACAACTGGTTTCAACAAAGGGGTAGCGAAGACATGACAGGTTATGCTATAGGTCTTCATCAGAAGCTAGTGGCCAGTGGGCTTAACCCTTCTATACACGAAGAATACTATACAAAGATTGATCAGGGGATGAGGGCTATATTTCCTGACAGATTTTCGAGTGCGGATTTAGGCAGTGCGGGAGGAAGATCTCCTGTTGTGACGCACACGAAGAAAAAACCACCAGTTGGTGGTCCGTCACGGGGCGGTGTTCCCCCGCGCAAAGTGCAACTAACTGCCACTCAAGTCTCTCTCGCAAAGCGTCTTGGGTTATCCAATAAACAATATGCCGCTCAGGTAGCAAAGGAGCAACTTAATGGCTAAAACGCGCACCGCGCCAAAAACGCGAGACAATGATACACGCGAAACAGAAGACAGGGTGACAGACTATCGTCCACCCTCAAATTTGCCCGATCCAACGCCAGAGGATGGGTACGCTTTTCGATGGGTCCGCACATCAATGCTTGGTGATGCTGACAACAGAAACGTATCTATGCGATATCGCGAAGGTTGGGAACCGTGTTTGGCAGAAGATCATCCTGAATTGATGATTATGTCAGACGTTAACTCTACCTACGAGGGCAATGTTGTCATCGGAGGTTTGATGCTTTGTAAATGTTCTACCGAGAAAATGGAATCTCGGAACAGATATTTTGAGCAACAAGCGAGTCAACAGGCTTCGAGTGTGGATCATAACTTTATGCGCGAAAACGATCCTAGAATGCCGCTTCTGGAAACAGAGCATAAATCTACGGTGACTTTTGGTGCAGGTCGTAAACGCTAATGTTAGCGTTTATTTAGTTTAACTTTGCAATAGGAGCAAGACAATGGCGGCAACAGCCTCACCTTATGGCTTTGTTCCAGTTAATCGAATTGGCGGATATAATAACGGATCATATCGTCAACTCAAAGTTACGAACTCATACGGCACATCCATATTTTTTGGAGATGCGGTATCGCTCGTGGCGGCTGGAACTGTAGAAGCCTCTCAAGCCGCAACCACGGTACGTCCCATCGGGATATTCCAAGGTTGTAACTTTACTGATCCAAGTCTTAACTACAAAGTGTTCAGTCAAATGTGGACTGGGGCAGTAGCCTCAACCGACATACTAGCTAGTGTAGCTGACGATCCTCGTCAGGTTATGCAAGCGCAGTGTGCAGGCAGTGTAGTGCAAGCTAGTTTTGGACTAAACTTTGAAGCTAGTACATATGCGGCAGGAAATACCAATATTGGTAAATCTATAGTTTCTCTTGAAGTTACTACTCCAGCTACTACCGCTACTTTCCCATTTAGGTCTATCGACTTTGTTGACGGTCCTGATAGTTCTGTTGGTGATGCATTTACAGATATGTTAGTTATCTGGAACGCAGATATTCATCAATATGACTTAGCACTTGGTACTTAAAGGAGTATTTGAGATATGGCTTCAATTTCACGTTCGCAATTACTCAAGGAATTACTTCCGGGTTTAAACGCCCTATTTGGCCTTGAGTACGATAAATACCAAGATGAGCATCTTGGATGTTACGACGAAGAGAGTTCAGATCGTAGTTTTGAAGAAGAAACTAAGTTGTCTGGATTTGGCGCGGCACCTGTCAAGAAAGAAGGCGGAAGCCTTTCTTATGACACTGCCCAAGAGAGCTTTACTCAGCGTTACGATCACGAGACGATTGCTATGGGTTTCTCCATCACTGAAGAAGCGATGGAAGATAACCTTTATGACAGTCTCTCTTCTCGTTACACTAAAGCTCTTGCCCGTGCTATGAACTACACCAAGCAAGTTAAAGCTATGGTGCCATTCAACACAGGCTTCACGGCAACAACTGGATATCTTTCCGGTGACGGTGATCCACTATTCTCGACTTCACATAGTATTGTGAATGGCGCGGATGTATCTAACCGTCCTGCTACTGCTACTGATCTAAATGAAACATCTCTTGAAGATGCGGCTATTCAGATCTCCAACTGGACCGACGAGCGCGGACTTCTAGTTGCGGCACAACCTGTTAAGTTGATTATTCCAACTAACTTACAGTTTGTTGCAACTCGTATTCTTAACTCTCAGTTTAAGACGGGTGTAGCTGATAATGACATCAACGCAATTGTGCATAACAGCACAATCCGCGATGGTTACACTATCAACCACTACTTAGTAGACACTAACGCTTGGTTCTTGAAAACAGACGTTCCAAATGGTTTCAAGTATTTCAATCGTGTTCCAATGAGTACATCAATGGACGGTGATTTTGATAGCGGCAACGTGCGATATAAAGCTCGTGAGCGCTACAGCTTCGGCGCCTCTGATTACCTCGCTGGTTTCGGAAGTCCGGGTTCTTCTTAACCCGAAGTTGTTACGGAAAAAGGGGCTTAACGCCCCTTTTTCTTTGACTGACGTACATTGCCTCATAAAACACATCAGGCCGGAACGAGATCCGAACTCGTTGTCTCCGAATATTTAGTAAGCCGAGGCTTCTACGTGTTTTCCCCCGTGGTCTTTCAACAAGGCCCTATAGACATAATCGCGATAAATGATCAAGGCAATATGCTCCTCATCGACGCAAAGACGAGCAGTACGTTGAAGAAAGCAAGTAGAAACAAGTCAGAGCGTAGATACAGGGTGCGAACTAAATTACAGAAAAGACTAGGTGTTATAATTGCTTATGTTAATAAGAATAACAGCATACACTTCGTTCCTCGATTAAATATTGATAATTTGACCAAGGGCAAGACTTAACGTATGATTGTGAACTGCCGGATTATGGCAGTTCATTTAGTAGTCTCTACATATTACCTCCCTAAACTTACCGGGCTTATTAGTATAAGCCCGGTCTTTTTATGTACATACACCATACAAACACTGATTAGCCAATATTTAGCTAGTCTTTTGTATTTATATGTTCTAAGCTGTAGTTGCATTTGATGTGACTAGCCTAATGTTGGTCATGGTTTATATAGGAGAACTGTTCAATGCCTACACACTTCACTAATGGCGTCTCTGACGTTATACCGGGGAACCCGCTTTATGACTTCGGGCGGTTAGACCCAACTAAATACCATATTTACTGGGATGACTTTGACACTACACCTATTGCCGCGCAATGGACACTTACTGCAACGTCTGCTGGCACAGGTACTTCTGCGATTACTGTTCCTGATGCCGACGGCGGTCTTGCTCGTATTACTACTGCGGCTAATGAGAACGACGGTATATTCGCTGAGTGGATATCTGAGACATTCTTACTAGAGAGTGGCAAGAAAACTTGGATGAAAACTCGTTTTCAAGTAGGAGACGCGGCACAATCTGATTTTGTTGTGGGTCTTCACTCTTCAGACACAACTCCTTTGGACGCAACGATGCGTTTTGCATGGATAACCGAGGACGGGTCAGCCAATCTGTTCTTCAACAGTGATAACAATACTACAGACAGCGATAGTGATACTGTTGTTGTATTAGCTGACGACACTTTTGTGACGGTTGCTGTGTATTGGGATGGCGCAGGTAACATCCAGTGTTATTCAAATAATGTTCTTGTTACTACGATGACAGGTATAACCATACCCGGTGCAGAATTGTCGGTTGGCTTTGGTTATCTGAATGGTGCCGCTGGCGCTGAGACTACAGATATTGATTATATATTTGTAGCAAAAGAACGCGAGTAGCCGGATGCTGTACCAACTTACCAAAGATGGTGCTAAATGGGCTATAGAAGTTTCTGGTGGTCCTGCCGAAGAATCAGTTGTGAAAACATTTGGTTCTAGGGAGGACGCCGAAGCTTGGCGCAGAGCAATCAGCCACGGCGAAAAAGACGCGCCTGTATTGAAATCCTTATCAGATAGAAAAATGTCAAAGAAGGTGGCAAAGAAAAAAGAAACTAAAAACGATTAACTCATACATATGAAGAGGATATAAAGATGCCCGCACCAAAGGTTATCACTCTCGCACCAACTGCTCTAGACAGAAACGGTATATCTGCCTCAGAGACCCTTGCCGCCGCGAGACTAAGCTTAATAATCGGAGGCGCTCTTAGCGCAGGATTTGATCGTGACGGAATATGCGCCGCGCAAACTCCTACGGGCGCTGATGCCATGACTTTAAATGGCGCTCTAGGCGTAGACTTTAAAGACCGTAAAGGCATATATGTTCTTGTATATGCTGGCGGAAACGAGTCAGGCAGGACATTTACAGTTGTCGGCCAAAATGCAAACGGCGATAGAATAACAGAAGCTATAACTGGACCCAATGCCTTAACTGTTTTAGGTACAACTAAATTCTATCACATAACATCGGTGACCCCTGATGCCGCAACTGCTGGAGCCGTCGAAGTAGGTGTTAACGGTTATGCTGAGTTTAGCACTCCTCAACACGTCGCAATATATAACGCTGGCGATGATAGAGGTGATACATTTACAGTACATGGATATGATCGCTACGGTAATGAAGTTACTGACGCTATTACTGGGGCTAACGCTGGAACCTCTACAACTCAAAACCAAAACTTTGCGTGGGTGGATCGTGTTACTTCTGATGGTGCTTCAGCGGCGGCAGTTGAAGTTGGCACCGATGGTAAATGCGAGAGTGGATGGTACATCCTGAATTATCGCGGACAGAGATGTACAGCGAACGTAGGTTGTACTATCGGCACCAGTGGAACTCAGACCATGACATACGCGCTACAACACACTTTCAGTAATGTATTGGCGAATGGCTTTCTTGAAGAGGAAGCAATACGCTTTACACACGCCACAATAACGGGCAAGTCTGCAAATTTTGAAGGTATTATAGATAATCCTCCAGTAGCAGTTCGCTTGGCGATGACGGCGTTTACTGCGGGTAGCGCTAGTGCAACAATAGTACAGATAACTACGTCTTAACATAATAGGCGGTATAACATTGTGAAAAAGAAACGCGACTATAGCAAAGAATATGACGAGTATCACAGTAAGCACTTGAAAGATAATAATGCTCGTCACAGAGTTCGCTACGATGCTGAAAAAGCAGGAAAGGTAAAAGTAGGAGACGGTAAGGATATAGATCATAAGGATAATAATCCTCGTAACAACTCGTCTAGCAATACTCGTGTAATATCTAAAAAGGCCAATCTATCTAGGCCCCGAAGGAATATAAAATGACAGCGCCGACTACATCCACTACCTATGCTTTTAAACTAGATGTTCTTCAGATATGCGAAGAAGCTTACGAACGCGCAGGTTTAGAGATGAGGACTGGTTACGATCTCAGATCTGCTAGGCGTAGTATGCAAATAATGTTGTTAGAGTGGGTAAACCGAGGTCTCAACCTGTGGACGGTAACAGAGGGGAAGATCGATTTAGTTAGTGGAACTAAAACTTACGACTTAGACGATAGCGCTATTGATATTCTTGATGCGGTGCTTAGATCAGATCCCGGCGTGAGTGGGCAATCCGACTCTAATTTAGCGCGGCTTTCAGTATCTTCTTATGCTCAGACATCTAATAAGAATACCTCTTCCCGACCTACGTCTATGTATGTAGACCGTCAGAACCGAACAAGTGTAACCTTGTATCCAACACCGAACGATAGTACTCAAGATTTTGTGTATTGGTATGTGAGACGTATTCAAGATTTAGGCGATAACACCAATAACCCTGACATGCCTGAAAGATTTCTGCCAGCCCTCATCTCTGGGCTAGCTTTTAATATTGCGCTGAAGAGACCAGAGTCATACGAGCGTGTGCCTACTCTTAAAGCACTCTATGAAGAGAGTTACGAACTAGCGGCTTCGGAAGACAGATCGAAAGCGCCTCTAGTCTTTACACCTCTTCAAGAGTTCATTGACGTGGCTTTGTAATATGTCGTCGGAATTTGCTTCAGGAAAGAATGCTTTTGGATTTTGTGATAGATGTGGGTTCAGGTACAGTTTAAACGATCTAAAATGGGAGTTTGAAGATAAGAAGCCTAATGGTCTCAAAGTGTGTAGTGAGTGTCTTGATCCTGATCACCCTCAGTTACAATTGGGCAGGTTCAGAATAGTTGATCCTCAGACACTTAGAGATCCGAGACCTGATACGAGTCAAATTGAAAGTCAGTCCCTATTTGGTTGGAACCCTATAGGGGATACTATTAGCCTAGAGCTTACGGGTTCCGTAGGCACTATAACTGTTACAACTACTTAGGAGATAAGCTATGATGAAGAGTAAAAGAGTAGACGATAAGATGCCCACTAAAGCTAAAGTCGGCTACATGGGCGGCGGACGGATAATGCGATCTGGAAAAGAAGATATGCCTGAAGTCAAAGTAGGATATATGCATGGGGGCATGGTTGGTGCTAAAAAAGGTATAAAACCTACTAACCAGAAAACAATGACTGTTCGCGGCGGTGGAGCGGCGACTCAAGGTCTAAAATATAAGGGTTAATTATGAATTATGCTGAATTAGTAGCGGCTATAAAATCATATACTGAGAACGAGGAGACGGCTTTCGTCGCGGAGATACCGAACTTTGTCAGACAGGCAGAAGATCGTATTCAGCATATAGTGCAACTCCCTATGTTCAGGAAGTCTCAGCAGGGTAGTCTGACTGCTCATAATAGATTTCTATCAACACCCGACGATTTTATATCTTCGTTTTCTTTGGCTGTTATAGCGGCAGACGGTACTTTTAGTTATCTGTTAAATAAAGATGTTAATTTTATTCGTGAGGCTTTCTCTGAGATAAGCACCGAAGCCCAACCGCGTTTTTATGCGCTTTGGGATGAAAACACATTTTGTTTAGGGCCAACACCTGATACTGCGTTAAATTTAGATATACACTACTATTACAAACCTGACAGCATCGTGACCGCAGGTACTACGTGGCTTGGGACTGAAGCTGAGTCGGCATTGTTTTACGGCTGTCTGTTAGAGGCGTATACTTATATGAAGGGGGAGCCTGACTTGATGACTCTATATGATACAAGGTATAAAGAGGCATTGATAAAGCTCAAGGAATTAGGTGACGGAAAGAACCGTCAAGATGCATATAGGTCCGGGCAAGTAAGGATGGCGGTAACATAATGTTAGATGTATTTACAGGTGAAGTAGGAACGGCATACGCACACACTACAACGAACAGGGGGCATTCTGCCGAAGAACTGGCGGAGATGGCACTCAACAAGATAGTGTTTATCGGATCAGATATCCCAGAACCGATCAAGGAACAAGCACTAGCCTATAGAGATAATTTGCGGGATGTGTTAGTTTTCTACATGCGCCAAGCAATGCTGAGTGAGCGTACTACAATGAGGGCTGAAATCATGGCTGAAATGAAGGAGAATTGAGATGGCAATTACACAGGCTATGTGTTCGAGCTTTAAGCAAGAGATACTCGTCGGAACACACAACTTTACCAACACTAGTGGCAATGCTTTTAAGATAGCGCTCTACACAAGTTCAGCTACCATAAATGCTACCACCACGGCCTATAATAGCACCAATGAAGCGTCAGGTACTGGCTACACTTCAACGGGCAATGCAGTAGTCGCCGCGACGCCCGTCTTATCTGGGACTACGGCTTTGGTAGACTTTGCTGATGTTACGTGGGGTAGCTCTTCGATTACCGCTCGTGGGGCGCTGATATACAATGACACTCAATCCGATAAAGCTGTTATAGTTCTAGACTTCGGAAGTAATAAGACATCATCCAGCGGGGATTTTACTGTTCAGTTTCCTGCCGCTGACGCTAGTAACGCGATTATAAGGATTACTTAGTTGAAATGGATAAAGTAGCATGGCTTGGGGTCTCAAAACATTCGGTTCTACGGCGTGGGGCTTTGGCGATGTTAGTACAGCGGTTACTAGTACAAATGCTATCGCCTCTCATGCTGTCGGCAATGAGACTATTGTCGGAGGCACTGGCGTTACGTTCGGTGTCACTAGTACAAACGCTATCGCGTCACATGCAGTTGGTAGTGTCTCCATTGTCGGAGGCACTGGCGTTACGTTCGGTGTCAACAGCGTGGGCGCTTTCGCGACGGGGTTTGTTGGCGAGGAAGTTGTTTGGTTTGAGATACCTACCAATACTTCTGGAGCGGCAAGTTACGGCATTATTAACACTTCTGGAGCTACAGGCTCATGGCAAAACATAATAGGATAGGATAATGGCAAGTACATATACAGATGAACTCCGTATTGAAAAGATAGCAACAGGTGAGCAGAGTGGATCGTGGGGAAACACCACGAATACTCAATATAATCTTTGGGAATCTGCTATTTCGGGTACGGCTACAGTGGCATTCGCGTCAGACGGGAATGATACACTAACAACAGCCAACGGTGCCGATGATGAAGCTAGGCACATGTTTGTGAACCTTACAGGTGGCACGAGTCTTAGCACAACCAGAAACTTAGTTGTCCCCACCAAATCAAAACTATATTTCGTGAGGAACAATACGAACGGGAGTCAGGCTGTAGTCGTAAAGACAACTAGTGGTTCAGGTATAACAGTCCCTCACGGAAAATACATGAGCCTTTATTGCGACGGCACCAATGTCATAGACGCGGCTAGCTACCAAACAGCCATGACGATAGGAACTATGACTTCAGCAAGTGTGGCCATAACAGGCGGTTCCGTGACAGGTATTACTGATATTACGGTAGCTGACGGTGGAACAGGAGCATCTACCTTTACAGATGGCGGTGTTCTTCTAGGATCGGGAACTGGTGCAATTACTGCAATGGCCGTCTTGACTGATGGACAGATGATCGTAGGTGACGGTACAACTGACCCGGTTGCAGAAAGCGGATCTACTCTTAGAACCTCAATAGGTGTTGCAATAGGAAGTGACGTAGCCGCCTACAACGCAGACACTCTATTCGCAGATGTCGCAGACAATCTGACTAAAGGTTTTTCGACAACCGTCCATGACGCTGGCACTAAGTCTTCAGGAACCTACACACCTGACCAAGACAACGGAAATATTCAGAGAGCTATAAACGGTGGGTCGCACACATTAGCTCCAACCGTAGATAATTGTGCTGTAATTATTCAATACACAAATAACGCTTCTGCTGGGACTATTACTACTTCTGGATTTACACTAGTTGACGGTGATGATCTTACGACAACCAACGGACATGACTTCTTTTTCTACCTCACAAAAGCAAACGGGTTCTCCCTCTTGACAGTGAAGGCACTACAATAATGTTCGCTAGTATTTACTCAATGCAGGGCGGTATATCGTCATCTGGAGGTGGCGACTTCTATGCCACGGGTGGCAACACCATAGCTGGTGCGGGGTTAGGCATTGCCCATACATTTACGGGCAGTGGCACGTTCGCTGTTGTAGCTGGTGAGGCTGTCGTGGATTATCTTGTTATTGCCGGTGGCGGTGGGGGTGCAGTTATAGGAGGCGGAGGGGCTGGAGGGTATAGAAATTCTTTTGGTTCAGAACTTACGGGCGGCGGAGGATCTAGTCTAACACCCTTAACTTTAGGAGTATCTAGCAACACTGTAACTGTTGGTGCTGGCGGTGCTGGTGGTATTACTGAAACTGGAGTTCCTGGGGCTGGTTCCAATTCAGTTTTTGGAAGTATTACCTCACTTGGCGGTGGTATAGGTGGAAAAGGATATCAAGGTGCGGCGGCTGG